GGTTGATCCCCGGGTCCTCGGGCCGGACGCCCCGCCACTGCGTGTTGCGCAGGACGAGGGTGTGCCAGTTGTCCATGTGGATCCCGGAGGCGTGCGTGTTGCCCGCCCCGAAGGTCACCGAGGGGAGGAACCAACAGCCGTCCACGATCAGCGTGCCGATGCCCTCGTTGGCTCGGATCACGAAGCTGTCCGAGGCTCCGCGAAGGCCGATGTTGAATAGCCCCAGGCGCTCGGGCCAGCCCCACTTGACGTCCCAGCCGATGGACACCTCGCAGATGGGGTCCAGGCCGACGATCTCCAGGGACAGGTCCTCATAGCCGTCACCCGAGTCCACGTAGATGGACCGATCCGACCACAGGGACCAGCCGCCGCCGAGGACGCCCACTCCGGCGTCGTCGTACACACCGAAGGTGATGGGCAGGGGATGTCCCGCCGCGCGGCTCGCCTTGTACGCCTTCCCGAGCAGGTAGGGTTCCTCGGTCGCCCCCAACGTGATGTCGGGGAGGCCCCGCGTGGAGCGTGCAGTGCGCTCCTCGATGATCCATTCGCAGTCCGCCATCGTGGGGATGGCGTACTCGGGGACCGGGGGAGGGGCAGGTGCCCAGGAGGGGAGGCCCACAACGGGCGGATCGACCACAACGGGCGGGTCCACGATGACGGGCGGGTCCACCACCACCACCACCGGGGGCTCGGTCGATCGGTCGCGCAGGGCGAACTCGACGAGGAGGCGCTGCGCCTCGTCCAGACGCTCCTGTGCGCCTTGGATCTCGTCCCAGATGGCCTTGAGCTGTTCCCGCTCGGTGGGAGCGGGTGCGGGGGCGTCCTGCGCGAAGCAGGGGGTGGCGAGCATGGCCGCCAGCATGAGTTGCTTGATCACTTCGGGGGTTCCTTGGTCTGGGGAGTCTCCTCGGGGCCGCCGTTCGGCGTGGCACCCTCGGGGGTCTTGCCGTTGAGGGCCGCCACCTCGGCTTCCATGGCCTTCCGCTCCAGGTCGGCGTTGATGGCCGCGTCCTCCGCCGCCTTCTCCAGGTCGATCTCGGACAGGCCGAGGAGGCGGCGCACCTCGTTGATGGCCGGGTCGTCCGGGGCCATGACCGCTCCGGCGGAGGCCATGTCGCGGAGCGCGGCAGTCACTTCCTGGACCGCGCGGTGCTGGATCTTCTCGGGCTTCAGCTTCGGCGTCAGCTCCGGGTCCCAGCCGTTCAGCTCCATGAAGGGCTTGACCAGGTCCGCCTGGAACGCCTCGGCCAGCTCCTTGAGGGTGCCGTCCACGATCAGGGCGAACTGGTTGGACTTGTCCTCGGCCATGGCGAGGGAGCCCGCGCCGGACTCTCCCAGCAGGATGTTCTCCGTGCCGAGGATCCGGGCCACCTCGCGGTTGAGGCGCGCGATGGCCGCTGCCAGCTCGGGGGCGGAGGTCGCGCCCGCCTTCAGGAGGTCGAGCTGCCACTGGGGCGTCCCCGAGGGGGTGCGGTTGTCGCCCGTGCTTTGGTACACCGCCGAGTCGAGGAACAGGGCGAGGTTGGCCGTGCGCTTGTGCTTGGTCAGGAAGGTCCGCATGGCCGCCAGCTGGGCGTCCATCTGGTCCTGCGTGATCGTGCCCGCCTGGACCGCCTTCTTGAGCTCCATGAAGGGCGCGCGCCCGACCGGGATGCCGCGCAGGTCGGTCTCGAAGCCGATGCCCTCCAGCCGCTCGTACTCCTCCAGCCGCTCGACCGCCTTGACCACGTGGCGGAACAGGCCCAGGCCCTCGGGGGAGTCCGTGATGGAGTCGTCCACCACGTACACCAGCCGCCTGCGGTCGAGGGGGATGGCCTTGAAGGTCTGCGGGCTGCGTTGCACCACGCCCTGGACCGTCCCGGACTCGTCCACGGCCCACTGCTCGATCGTGTGCTGGGGGCGGCCCTCCACGTCGAGGATGCCGATGGTGCCGTCATCGTTCTTCTTGGCGGTCCACTCCTGGATGCTGAAGCCGTAGTAGCGGTACAGCCCCGCGCGCCGGACGACGCGGTGCCAGGGCGTCGTCATGTCGTTGAGGGCCTTCTCGAACCGCTCCGCAATCTCGACCGCCTTGGGGTCGTCCGGGTTGGCCGCCTCGACGTTCCACTGCGCCTTCGCCAGCAGGTTGATGAAGAACCGGACGCTGGCCGCCACGATCGACGTGTTGGCCAGGATGTTGGTGTAGGTCTGCCACTTCTGGTGACCCGCCACCTTGGCGTTGGTCTCGCCCTCCTCGACGTAGCCGCCGAACACAGCGACACCGGGACCGCCCTCGGACTTGTAGGGCGAGGGCTTGCGACGGAACAGGTCCAGGAGGGGGTCGAGCAGGGCCATGGCTTGGGGATGATAGACCGAGGGTGCCCAGGGGCAAAGGCTCAGATCACTTCGGGCACGAAGGTCCCCACGCTGTCGGAGCGGTTGATCAACCAGGCGAAGGCGCGCGAGGCTGCGTCAACGCGGTCCTTCAGCTTGCCGGAGGGGAAGGAGGTGAACTCCTGGATCAGCGCATCGTTCCAGGGCCCGCGCAGCAGGTACAGGTTGCCCGCCTCCGCCTGCGCCGCGAGGGGCCGCGCGCGGTCCTCCTTGGCCCCGGACTCAGGGCTGAAGTGGAAGTCGTAGCCGAACAGCTCCTTGGCCAGGTACGCCTTCTGTGCCTTGCCTGCTTGGCCGGGGTCCTGCGGGATGCTCTGGCAGACCGCGTGTCCGTCGCGCCGCGCCGCGCCCTTGATGCCGTCCATCACCTCGTTGGGCCCCCACCGACCCGCCACGCAGTCGAGGATGATCACCTTGCCAGCGGCCCACGCCATCTTGACGCCCGCCGTCTGGGCACCATGTCCGTCCTTGGTGGCCGCGAGGTCCCAGCCCCGGACGACGAGGCCGAGGTGGGGTGGGAGGTCGTGGACATCGATGAAGTTGAAGTCCCGGAGCTGGAACATGCCGCCCTCCCGAGGGACGGGGCTCTGCTGCAGCTGACCACTGACGGCGTACTCGCCACCCGCCTTGCGGAACACCTCCTTGAGGGCTTCCACGTCCTCGCGGTCGAAGCGCGCGGGCCACGCCAGCTCGCCGTCATCGGTCCGGGGGTCCTCCCAGTGCCATCCCGGGAGGTCGATCCGGCACTTGCGCTCGGGCTCGAACTCCATGGGGATCATGAGGTGCGTCCAGCCCGCAAGGCCACCTCCGTCCTCGCCCTCCCCGAGGATGAAGCCGCTCACGTCCAGCTGGTGGAGGCGCTGCATGATCACGATCATCACACCCTCCTTCTGGTTGTTGAAGCGGGTCGGCAGGGTCTCCCCGAACCAGAACAGGCAGTCAGCGCGCTCCGCCTCAGACTCGGCGGACTTGACGCTGTGGGGGTCGTCCACGATGATGATGTCACCACGGTGGCCCGTCAGGGCCGCGCCGGTCGAGGACGCCTGGCGGAACCCCATGCGGCTGTTCTCGTAGCGCACCTTGGCGTTCTGGTCGCCCGAGAAGGCGAACTGATCACCCCACCAGCGCTGGTAGGTCTCCGAGGCCATGAGCTGGCGGCAGCGCACGTTGTCCCGGATGGCCAGGTCTTGTGCGTAGGAGGTCGAGATGACCCGCTTGTACGCCTGGCGTCGAGGGCCCCACAGCCAGGCGGGGAAGAACACGCTGACCAGCATGCTCTTCATGAAGCCCGGGGGGACGTTGATCAGCAGGCGCTTGACGTCGCCCCGCTCGACCGCCTCCAGCGCCTCGCAGATGGCCTCCATGACCCAGCCCGTAACCAGGGGCGTCCCCGGCTCCAGCCACTCCCACATGGCCTTGACGAAGGCCATCAGGCTGTCCTCGCACTCCAAGCGGCGGAGCGTGTCCAGCGCCGCTTCGGGGTCGGCGAGGGCCGCCGCTAGGGGGTCATTGTGCGAGGTAGCTGCCAAGGCGGATCAGGAGCCAGACGACAGGGGGGCCTGCGAGGAGTCCCGCCACAAGCCACCAGGGGATGCGGCGGAGCTGCTTCATGCGACCGGAGGGGTGCTCTGCTGCTTGGCGACGCCCGCCTTGGCCAGGCCCCGGCTCACGCCGTAGCCGACCGTGGCCCACTGGACCAGCTCCAGCCCTCGGTCGAGGAGGTCCGGCTGCTCCGTGGCGACCCCGAGGCCCACGAGGGCGAGCCCCGACACGATGGCAAGGGCCGCCAACTTGAACTCGGAGGTGGAGGGGCCGCGCGCGGCGGCTCCCAGGACGAGGAGGGTGCGGGCCTTGGCCAGGAGGGCGTCGCCCTGCTCACGGCCCAGGCGGGCCGCCAGCTCGGCAGCGAGGGCCTGCGCCTCGGGGTGGGGGTCTTGCTTCGGGTCGGGGGTCATGTCAGTGGTGTCTCGGGATGCCTCGATCGTAGGCCGACAGGGCGCAGATCACGCCACAGTAGCGTCCGACGAGGGACTTGAGGTGCTTCCCGGGAGCCACCTTGGCCTCCGGGGTGATCTCGACGATGTTGCGCGGGGCGACCTTGGCGAAGGGCTTGCCGCACTCACGGCAGTGTTGGGCCTCCCACTCGGCGCGGAAGGCCCCCACAGTGCCGGGTTCAATCGGCCCGCGCCTCGCCATCCTGTTCCCTCCGCTCCAGCTCACGCTCCAGGATGCGCTTGAGGTCCGCTCGGGACTCGGGGGACAGGTCCTCCAGCTTGAGCCCCACGTCGCCCTTCGGGCCGCCGTTGATGTTGGTGGTCACCTCGACCTTGGCCGGGACGGTCTTGAAGTCGGGGTCGTACTTCTTCAGCAGCGCCAGCAGGAGGCGGTCGCTGAACTCCGTCACGAAGCCGACGACACCCGAGCCCGCGCCAGGGCCCTGCGACCCGTACACGGGCTTGGTGACGCCCGCGACCGCGCGCCGGTGAGTCTCCTGGACGAGGGAAGCGCCATGCTGGCGGAACGCCTCATCCATGGCGTCTCGGAACACGTGGTCATCCGTCCGGTGGCGGGAGACCGTGTTGGGGTGCACGCCGATCTCGACACAGGCCACCGAGGTCAGGCCCTCGCGCTTGATCACCTCCAGAAAGGCGTTCTTGCGCGCCGGGGTGAAGTCGTAGCCGGTGCAGCGGTAGTCGCCCTTGGGGTAGTCGGGCAGACGATCGACGCCCTTGCGGGAGGCGCGCTTGATCGGGATGCGGCCCGTGGGGGTGAGGCCCATCGCCACGTTGGCCGCCTTCTGCGCGTCCGTCAGGGGGGACTTCTTGAACCGGGTCGCCTGCCCGGGCTGGGGCTTCTGCTTGGCCATGCCCTCCTGTAAGCCCTTCCTGTGGCGTCCGCAAGCGGTTTGCCCAGGCAAGTGGGGTGCCCAAGGGAGGCGGTGGGCTTCGAGGGCTCGGAGGGCTTAGAACTTTGAAGCCCTGGTCCGAAGTGTGATCACAGCTACTGGTGTCGGGACGCTGGACGGGCTTTGAGGGCTTTGTTTACTTTGAAGAAAAGTAGTAGATAAGGGAGAACGGGAGGGTGGAGCCGCCTCCCGTGGGCTCCCCGGGCTCCGGCACCCGCAACTTCCTGACACCCCAAGTAGTTGAAGCCCTTCAAGCCTTCCCACAGCGGTTGCAAACCTCTGGGGACGGTGAGTTGAAGCCCGGGCTTTGAATCTCGAAGCCCTACAGCCCTCGCCTGCGCCGTTCCTCGTCGAGGAGCGTGCGGCGGTCCGTGGCAGCGATGGTCTGGCCCCCGAGGCGGCGCTTGACGTCCTTCGCCCGCTGCTTCACTGTGTCAGGGATGGGTGCGCGATCCACTGATTTGCTGGCCGAGGCCACAGATTCTTCCAACTTCTGCCGGAGGCGCTCGCGCAGGCCGTGGAGGAGCGGGCCCAGGACAGCCAGCATTAGGTCGATGCCCAACAGGGAGCAGCCGAGGATGAAGGCTCCACGCTCCATCCCCGGCGCCAGCAGGCCAGCTGCCACGATCAGGAGGCAGCCAGCCACGAGCAGCACCAGCCGCTCGCCCCTCATCGCTCGGTCGCCCGGCGCACCGCCGCCTTGACGGCGTAGTCCACACCCAGCTTCTCGCCCGCCGTCTGCTCCAGCACGCGCAGCTCGTCCTCCCCGCGCTTGGTCAGCTTCAGGAGCACAGCAGCGCGGCGCTCCCCGACCGGCTCCAGCAGGCCACGCTGCACGAGCAACATCATCACTCGGCGGCGGTCCTTGGTCATCGTCGCGGGCTCACTCGCCCGAGCGCTCCGCAGGAGTCGCAGGGCCTTCACTTGATCGGTCTCAGACATCATGTCAGCTTCTCCAGGTTCGAGGAGCCAGGAGCCTTCGCCCCCGGCGGGTCAGTCGGAGGCCGTAGCCCCCGTTGAATCGGATCAGGCCCTTGGCCAGGGCCACGGTCACCAGCAACACGTTGTCGCGGTGGAACTCCTCCGGCAGGATGGTCCAGCGTCGGAACCACCCGCCCGTCTGCTGGCGTTGCGCGACCACCACCAGCACGTCTCGGACGCTGTTCAGCATGAGCAGTCCTCCTTGCGCTTGGCCTCCACCGCGAAGTCCACGGGACGGTCGAGCACTTCCAAGGGCACTAGCTTCAACATGGCTTCTCCAGGTCTACCAGGACACCGCCCGACACGGACGGGTCGAACTCCATCACCTCCATCTCCTCGACCGGCTCCCCTCGGGAGCTGAACAGGTCCAGGATGATCCTTGTGGCGTCCTCCGCCGAAGGCGCGGACACGACAGCCACCCACCGCTTCCCGCGTGCGATGAAGTGCATCATGACAGCGCCTCCCGCACCATCTGCCCGATGTCGCCACGATAGCTCGCGGCCACTGTGTCTGCGACGGCATAGGACCGCCCGCAGCGCGAGCAGCAGTACACCGTGGCGCACATCCTCGGGTCGTCGCGCCTCATCAGCCTGTGGTCGTCGGGGCCGTCGCACTCGCGCGGTCCGAGACGCCCGAGGTTGCGGCGCGGGTCGATGATCTCAGGCAGAGTCGCGCCCGCCCGCGCTCCTTCGAGGAGCCGCGCGCCCTCCTCCACGCTGATCGTCCCCGCCCTCACCAGGTCCTGGATCGAGTCCTCCAGCGCGCGCTCCTCGCGCGCTCGGTCCACATCCAGC